GAATACGCTCAAGGACTAGCTGGATACGCTGCCGCTGACGGCACTCAGCCAATGATAAATGCCATAAATTCCGTAAGGGGAATGGGCGATGTTAGAAAGTCTGCATTCAGGAACTCCACAATGCTGACATCATCCTATACACCTTCTGGCATTACGGGCGGGAAACTGTCATTCGGATCAATGTTCCCGTCATTGAATCTACGCAACTACAACAATCCTCAGAATGATACAGCTCTCCAGATGACGTTCATGTACGGCAACAGTCTTACAGATAATCCTCAATGAGATACTACAAGCTAGAATTTATTGACCCAAAGACGAATGCTGCACCGGCTACGCTACCGCCGATCTACGCTACGTTCGAGTCGCATCCCAACAATCTGTACAACCCTGCTTGCCCAGAAATCTCATTTGATTGCCTAATCACTCAAGGCAACGTAGCTCAGAATCCGTTCCATATCACGCTTCACAACGTCCCCAGAGAGATGTTAGGGCAAGCGCAGAAATTCAATGCGCTGAATGTCAATCTATATGCAGGATTTAAGTCCGGCCTTCCTTTAGCCAATCCATATCAATCTGGTCTTATCGTTAGCGGTACGGTACAGGGATGCTTTGGTAACTGGGCGGGAACCAATCTGACAATGGATTTCTTGGTGAATCCGCTTCAGTATTCTGGATCTCCTTATCTGAATCTATCTGCACAGGTTTACTCCACAACGGCACAACCTTATGTGTTTGTGTGGGACCCCAAGCTGGGGAATACATTTATTCAGACATTGCAGACGTTCTTTAATACAAACTTTGGATATAGCTGCCAAGGAACGCTTGATGCTGATAATGAGTGGCGTCTCAATAAGATGCCTCCATTCAAGATTGTGTTCAGCACATTTGATCGTTTTTGTAAGGAACTTCAGACGGTTACGCAATCTCAGAATGCGCCAAATAAAGAGGCTCCAAGCAATAAGGCCAACCAAAGGCTAACAGGTAACTTCCAGCCCTACCTCGGCGTATTGCTGTCTATGAGCATGACTAGCGGCACCGTATATGCGTGGGATGGCACTGCTCCCGCAACATCAGAGCTGAGTCTTCAGGTTCAGGAATTTATTGGTCAGCCGACATGGATCTCGGCATCCGGTGTTATCCAGTCTATGCATCCCATGAGGGCTGATGTCCATGTGACTCAGAGCATTGCCTACCCAAGCAATATCAGCATCATTGTCCCTGCACAGTTCACTACTGCATCTCAATACGCCTATTTCAATGGTAAAAACCTAAAATTGTATGTCCAAAAAGTAAGGCATGTAGGCAGATATAGAGATCCTAATCCTAATGCGTGGGTAACATATATTGATGCTTCTGGTGGAATAAGGAATAATCCAAAGAACAATGTCAATCCAAGCGTTACGATTGGGACCATTCAGGAAATACCTCAATAGGCCATATAAATGAATCCAGTTAGCGAAGCATACAAACTAGCCTTTGAGTACAGCCCCATTTATTTTACGGGTGGCCTGATCTCGTCTTGGAGTACGGCTCTAGGCAACTCTATTGGATTGCCCATTATTGCGATCACAGAGGCTTTATCTGTAACCGGCAATACGATTAACGGCATCCTGTCTGGATCGAACGTAACGCTTCCGGCCCAGCCGTTCTTCACGTTTAGACCGCTTCCGGGTGGAACGCTGTGGAAGTCAGAAGTAGCCGAATTCCCGTTTTATACCAACCAGATTGCCGCCAACTCTCAGGTTCAACAGCCACTTAACATCTCTATGTTGGGTCATTGTCCTGCCAGTAACTCAGCACCATTTACGGTTAAATTGGCTACAATGGAAGCGTTGCAAGCCTTTATTCAGGTGCATGTGAACAATGGCGGTACATTTACTGTAGCCACTCCAAGCTATATCTACACGAACTGTCTATTGACTCAAATGACTGATGTATCTCAAGGCGAATCCAATCAGTCACAAGTCTCATGGCAGTTAGATTTCACGCAGCCATTATTGACTTTTGGTGGAAATGGAAACGCATTAAGTGGTTTGCTGACAACAATTTCTGGTGGATCTACTGCGGCACCATCGTTGCCGGGAATCTGATATGACCACAATAAGCATCCCACAAGCCTATACACAGCCGATTACATTCCAAGCCACTCTGGATGGCGGGATCTATTCCTGTACCGTCTATTGGCTGTATTTCGGCCAGAGAAGCTATATCAGCATCCAGAATCAGTTTGGAACTACGGTAGTTAACACGGCCCTTGTAGGAAGCTCTACAACTGCCGGAGTGAATCCGATCAACATCATTGCCGGTTATTTTGTAACTAGCACTATGTACTATTATCCTGCCAACCAAACTCTGATATTCACGCCATGAGTTATTACGGCAGACGATATTCGATCAATCAGAACTTACAGCAAGCGATTGATTATCAGGCTCAAGCATCCGCTCAAAGTGATGGGTGGTCATTGCCGTGTCAGGTGCTTTCTGTAAGCTCAGATGGATTATTCGTAAAAGTAAACATTTGCGTCAACGATTTATCCACCTATTTTCAACAGGTTACAATCCCTGTTATGCAGTCTCAATATGTGAGACTTCCGATTCAAGTAGGTGATGTTGGCATAGCTAGAAAGGCTGATATCAGTCTTTATCCGATATCTGGACAGAAGGATGGGGGTAATCCTAATTTTGGACAGGATGGCAATTACGAGGCTGTCCTCGCCTTTGAGCCTATATCAACCAAAGGAAATCAGAATGGAATCACTGGATTTCCTCAGACTCCTGATGTTAATTCTTGTTGGATTTATGGCCCAGATGGAGTCATCCTTCAGGACCAAGCCGGTAATTGCATTGCCACTATTAGCCATGACAAGACAAAAGGAATCACTCTTGTTGTAGGAAATAACAATGTGACAGTAAACTCCAATCAAGCATCTATTGCTTATGGGTCCAATAATGTTGAGGTCACATCAACTCAGGCTTCAATGACATTTGGATCAAATAGCATAGTTGTTAACGCTAGTGGTGTAACCATTACGGGTACTCTTTCCATCAATGGTCAGGCATATAACGCACATGAACACGGACCCGGCACTTATATTGCCGGTCCTTATAGTGTAACCGGAACTTCGGGGACTAAAGTATGAGATGTTGGGGAAGAGTTCCAGCAAATAATTCAGTGGGTTACGTCTGGGAAGAAGTATCTACTGATGTCAATGGTTACAATGATGCTGTATATGTCACGGCTCTGTGTCAGGTGCTTCAGCTTCAAACTGGAGAATCACCGATGTATGCCAACTATGGCATCCCAGCCATGACTAGCATTGCGACTCAGGTATTTCCTGATATGGCTGTCTATATGACTCAGCAGGAATACGCTAACTACTTTGCGTTTTTAAAGATCAATAAAGTCAACCAGCTAAACCAATACAAAGTTCCGACTCCTGTTTATGATGTCAACGTAATAACTCAAGCAGGAAGTATAATTAACACTACGGTTCCCGTACCAACCTGAGATAAATCATGTCGCTACCCGTTGTAATGACTGCCGCTGGAGCAAGCCCTCAGAGTCCCGCATCTCTGAACTCGCAGCTTATTGCGTTGGCTACGGCTTCCGACCCCGGATTGACGGCTAACCTGCCGGGTACGCTTATTGAGGATATTGCATCTACAGACACGGCATCCCTTGTTCTGATAGATCAGGCTCAAGTCGAGACAATCAACTCAATGACTCCCTATGGATGCAATCTATTCATTCTCAATCAGATTGGGCAGCTTGTTGGCATTCAGCAGGGAATGGGATCAAACACTTCAGTTAATGTTGTGTTCACAGGAACGCCGGGTTATGTCATTCCGCAAGGCGTAATCGTTTCTGATGGCACCTATCAATATACGACTCAGGTAGCAAGCGTCATCAACTCTGGCGGCACTAGCAACACCGTTTACTGTCTTGCAAATGCAACAGGCTCATGGGCGGTTCCTGTTAATAGCGTTACCACAATTGTGTCATCCATCCCTGTCGGCGTGACGCTTACTGTAACCAATCCCACAACCGGAACACCAAGCACCTCTGTACAGTCTCCAGAGGACTATAGGGCGCAGGTTATTGGAGCCTATACGTCAGGACCATCTGGAACCGTTTCGGCCATTAAAGCGGCTGTGAGTCAGGTTACGGGTGTTGTTCAATCTCTGATTAGCATCCGACAGAACACTTATTACAGCCCTCCTAGATGGGAAGTAATTGTAGGTGGCGGAAACCCAACTGCCGTTGCTAATGCGATCTGGGCATCATGCGGTGATCCCAATACGCTGTGCGGTAGCACGATGCTTGTTAACGCAATTACTCAGGCCAACCCGGGTAAGGTCACCACCAACCTTGTTCACGGCTTTATTACCGGTCAGGTTGTGTACATCACCGGAATCGTCGGAATGACCGCTCTGAATGGAGTTGCACTGACGGTAACGCCTGTTGCTGGAGATCCCTTCTCATTTACGATTGGGGTCAACACCACAAGCTATTCTGCGTATGTTTCTGGTGGAATTGTATCTACAAGCTCTACAGCCATTGTGCTTCCTAGAGATGAGTTTGTAACCATCTACAGCCCCCCAGATTCATACACCATCCCGTATGTAATCCCTATTCAACAGCCTGTTGCAATGACCGTGACTTGGAACACCAGTTCTACGGCTACGATCTCTAACGCAACGATTGGCGCTTTGGCGGGACAGCCTATTTGCGATTACGTCAATGGCTTGGGTCCGGGTCAGGCCATCAATTTGTATGAGCTTCAATACATTTTTCAAGAAGCAGTTGTATCGGTAATCCCGACTCCTCTTGTGACGCATATTGCTTTCTCCATTGCGATTAATGGTGTAGCCGTAACCCCTGTAGCTGGCACCTATGTCGTATCCGCTGATCCAGAGGGTTATTACTACATGACGACCGCTAACGTCACATTCACTCAGGGATAAACATGAGCCTCCCTACATCAACAACGAATGTGACGCAGACGATCCCATCGTACTTGTACTTCCAGTACATAAACGATCCTGATCTTCCTTCGTTAATTTCTGCATACAACACGTTGTCTCAGGAATACGTTGATTGGTTCAATGATGTCAATCTTCCGATTTATTCCGGTCTTAGCGGTCCCCTGCTTGATTGGATTGGTCAGGGGATCTATGGAATTCCAAGACCGACATTGGCCGGATCATCAGCAACGGTACAGGGCCAGATTGCGTCTTATGCGGTTGATGATGTCGCC